ATGGTGAAGGGTGGAAATGTCCCTGTCAGTTCAAATCTGTTGGTAGTAGAACCCTTCGGGCAGAAGACATCTTACCCCTATTGAGACCGCAGGTGAAGGTCCGTCGTGTGCCACAGGAGGAACTTGAAACTCCACGATAAGTATTGTGCCCTGAACGAACTCTCTTGGTGAGGGGAAACAGAATGACACCAGTATGTGATGTGTGCCTCAAAATCATATGGAGTGGCAGATTTTGTGATACCTGTAAGAAGGAAAAAGGAGGTGTTAAAAAATGGCTGGTAGCCCATCCTAACTATCAAAAAATATGGCGTTGGCAAAACCCAGAGAAAGTCAAGAAGAATAAATGGGTGCTTTATATGGACCCATACACCATGAAGACCTTTATTGATAAAAAACAGAAGACACCTCTTGATATCCTAATAGAAAAGGAAGAAGAAGGACTACTCCAATGGTGAGGGTGAGGCAACAGAAGTGAAGGAGGAATGAAGTAATGGGCAGTTGTTTTATGTGTGAGTATTGTATGGCAGTGAGGATATTCAAGACCCCACAAGAGGAGTGGGACCACTATCTATACCATTTCCTCAACGATATGAAGTGGTGAAAGGATAGACCCATGAAACCAGGACCAAGAATCCACTGGTGTAAGTGTTCGACACCTGAACATGATCTAAGAACCATAGTAGTTTATGGAAAACTTACTATAGTAATTGGTGAAAAAGAAGTCTCTTGGTGTGCTTACGCCGAATGGTACAAATGTTGTGAATGTGGGGACCCTTGGCACACATGCTGGTCAGAAGAACAACCAACAGAACAAGTGGTTGCTCAATCTGATAATCGTATTTTAGAACTTGAAGGTCCAGTGTATATCTGTAGTAAGTGCTACAATGAACTTTATAAAAAACCTTAAATGGTATTTAGCTATTCCGATTTTGAGTGTCTTGTGGATAGGATACTGGAGTTATATGTATATGTGGGTTATTCTATCACCAGATCGTTTGCGTAGTAAAAGAAAGTGGAAGAAAATGGAACAAGTATTTTTACAAGACATACAACTACAGGTTAGAGGAGAAAGAGAGCAAAGATGAATAGGCATACACTATGTTCTCTTATAGTAAGGCCGAGACAGGAGTTCTCTAAAAATGGAGAAATTCCCAAGAATATGAAATGTAGCTTACCACGATGTAGGAGTCGGACTATTTTCCGTCATCAGTGGGAATGGGATTGCCAACATAATTATTGTGAAGAACACCTCGATTACTACTGGTTCAATGAACGAATGGAATGGTAGTTGGAGACATATTATATGAAAATTTGTATTATGACGAACTTATGCGATTTTAATAGGGGTTATAGTCTCACCTCTATTATTGCTGATCAATGTAAAATGCTTCACACATATGGACATGAGGTCGTTCTTTTCGTTAATGACAACTTTCGAGACACCTATCCCGTTCCTCCTGATGTTGAGATTAGGAAGGTCATGCCAAATGTTGCTCTTATCGACTATAACTCAGAAGAAGAACTGACAGAACAACACAGAAAGTATGTTGACGAAAAACTAAAGCCTGTTTTACTGGAACATCTAAAAGAGTTCCAAATATGTCTGACACATGACCTGTGCTTCACGGGGTGGAACCTCTTATATGCCTTAGGGTTAAAAGAGACTGCTGACCAGACCCGACATTGCTTATTCTTACATTGGATACATAGTGTTCCTCGTAGCTATCAAAAGGACTGGTGGGACATAGGTAAATACGGAAACAACCACAAGATAGTATCTCCGTCTAAAACTAATGCCCTCCTTTTGTCAGAACGCTTTCGCGGTCTATTAGACGATGTGGTAGTGATTCCACATATCAAAGACCTTAGAACCTGGTTTGATTTCGGGGAAGATACAGAAGCATTTATCCGAGAGCACCCAGGAATGATGTGGGACGATGTAGTAATGGTTTATCCTGCCTCGTCAGATAGAATGAAAAGCAAACAATGTCATATTCACATAATGACCGCAGCTGCGTGTAAAAGACGTTGTATCACTTGTACATTGGTATTTGCTAATCAATGGGCAACCGAAACAATCAACAGACAGGTACGAGAGCGAGAAGACATTACAAAGCTTAAGGAGATTTGTAAAGAGATGAACCTGACCTACAGCCCAGAAGGTGGTCAGCATTGTGATGTAATCTTTACATCAGACTTTGAGCATCCAAAATATGATCATGGAATACCAAAGAAGATGCTTTGTGAGTTGATGTGCTGTGCCAACCTGTTTATGTTTCCGACCATAGAAGAGGCTTGGGGACTTGTTGGACCAGAGGCTGCCCTTTGTGGAAACTATATTGTTCTCAATAGAGACTTGGATGTGCTTAGTGAGGTATTTCAAGATGAAGGACTCTACTATGGATTCGGGAGTTCTTACAGACACCTCAACATTGAGTCAGGTCAAGAACTAAAATACACAGACGATATTGCTGCCAGTATCCTTCATAATATGTTCAAAGAGAACTTGGTCAAGACAAGAACAATTACAAGGCAGCTTTATAATTATGACAGAATCTATCAGAGATACTACGAACCTCTGATTACAAGTTGGTCCTTCCAACAAGAACAACCTTAGAAAAGGAGCAATATGAGTGATCCACTTGTTATAGTTGAATGGGAAGATATAACATCGTCATCTTGTTGGCAGCCTAAGGACAACATTGACCTTGATCCAGTTCAGTGCTATAGTTGTGGTTGGTTGATCAAGCAAACTGAAACCTCTATTACAATCGCTGGTTCTCGCAATCCCGACGATTATGGCGACTTAACAACAATCCCGAATAGCAATGTAAAGAAGATTTATAAACTGAGGAGAAATGGGGTTCTATGACTTTGCCTACCTTTCTGTTTTTACACAGCAAAAGAACAAGAGCGGACCCGTGGTTTATTAAAACAGATTGGACTACAGACTTGTTCAACTATCTGGTCAAGAGACGCTTGATTTCTAACTGGAGAGTCTGTTGGGTGGATCGGTATCTACAAGATAGGACAGGTCAGAGGTTCAGGGGGTACGAATCTGTCGAACAGATCGAGATATTACCAACTGACATCGTCTGGTTGAGAGGTCCTGCTGAGTGGTGGCAACCGCTAACTCAAAAGCTACAACACCATTCGGTGATTTCTTATCGAGCAGGTAAGAGGCCAGCATTTCAAGGTGATTACGAGTTAGATGACTTTTCTACTGACCCGAACTTGATTCTTTATAAGCCTGCGAGTAGTTTGTTCAAGTATCAGCCAATCGAAACAGACTATGACTTTTGCCTTGGTGGCAACATATCGATCTACGATAATAAGGGACAATACAAAAGTTATCTAATGACTCTGCTTTATGACCAACTTGCCCAACAACATTCCCGTTCAGTAGTTCCAGGTAAGTTTTTATCTAACAAGCCTCAAGGCTCTGATGTTTTACGGAACAATAAAAGTGTTGATATAGTTGAGTCTATGTCAAGAGAGGATCTCAACATATTATATAATCGTTCAAAAATATTTGTTAGCTCTACACGAGCAGGGCAAAATGATAGGTGTGTGATTGAGGCATTGTCTGCTGGATGCCCAGTTCTGATTCATAAAGATAGTTGTCAGTACTTTCCACCTTATCTTCTTCGAAATCGCTTTATTAGAATATTTAGCAATGACAATCCACTCGAACTATTAGATAGTATCAAACATCTCCTAAGTCTTAACAGAAAAAGAGTAGCCGAAGTATCACGATCTACAATCGGTGTTGAAAGAGCGGCAACACCTTTCATTAAAATACTGGTAAAAGCAAAAAGAGGTCCAAAATGATTGAGTTATATGGAGACGACTTTATGAAAAATCGTCATAAATATGCTTCTCGTGCCCCCATTATGTGTAAAGGTATTATAGATATTTGGCACCCTAAAACTCTTATAGATGTCGGATGTAGTATAGGGGATTTAGTAAAAGAGTACCTTGATAAAGGAATAGATGCCAGAGGGATTGAGGGTAATCCTGCCTGTATTAAGTATTTAGTTTGCCCTACCGATAGAGTTATTATTCATGATCTTACAAAGCCGATGGACACTTTACCTATCGTTGATGTTGCTACCTGTTGGGAGGTCTGCGAGCACATCGAACCCGAGTATATAGACATATTTATAAATACTCTCGTTCTTTTATCTAACACACTTGTAATCAGTATTTGTTGTTATGGTCCTACTACCAAGCTACATCCAAGTGTATTCCCTATTAGTTTCTGGCTAAAAAGGTTCGAGCAAAGAGGCTTTCATAGAAAGCCCGAAAAAGAACTTCTACTTAGAGAAAAGTGGGAAACAATCAAGGGTCGAGGTGCTGTAAAAGAGCAATATAAAAATCTAATAATATTTGAGAGGACACTATGACAGACCTTGCTGTAATAATCCCATTCGCTTTGGAATGGCCCCAAATAGTATTCACGATTAGGGCAGCACACGAAGATCTTGTTGGGATAGACCACAAAATCATAGTGGTCGATAACTTCTGCTATGAGTTGGAACAACAAGAGAAGGTAAGAGATAGAGCAAGTACCCAGTTAGAAGATCTTGCTAAAAGATATGACTGGTTGAACTATCTAACCTATCAGGAGAAGTTGAGTCATTGGTGCTGTAAGAACCTTGCGATTGCCAACACAAACGCAGATATCTTCTTGTTTTTAGATGGACATGTTGTACCAAAACAACGATCATTAAGAGATGCGTTTACTTTTTATAGAAGAAACCACGAAGGGTTAGATGGAACTCTACATCTTCCACTGACCTATCATATATTGGAGGAACACCAACTTATTTATAGTTTAGTGTATAAACCGGAAGAGGGGATCTGTCATTATACCTTCTGCGGTAAGCCTGAAACAAATCAGGAGGTATTTGAAGTGCCCTGTATGAGCAGTTGCGGAATGTTCATGACCAGGAACCTTTATAATCTTATGGGGCAGTGGCATTCTTCAATGACCGCCTATGGTGGTGGAGAAAATGACATGAACTTCACATTGGCAACTATCGGTAAGAAGCATTGGATTTACAATCCAGGGTGCCTTCACCACCATGGAGACAAAAGGGAGTATAGTTGGAACTGGTTAGGTTATAACTATAATAGGGCTCTTGCTACCTACAAGTTCGGTGGAGAAGTGTGGATGTGGAAGTATCTCGCTACCATTTCAAAGCAAGTAGACAAGTCCATACTACCAGGTTTAGTCAATATGGGAAATGAGATCATGAAAATAGTCGAAAGACCAAAGCATCATATTGTAATGACAATAGAGGAATGGAGTGAAAGATGGCTATGACACCAGCACTACCAGATAACAAGTATTCGATTATATACGCGGACCCTCCGTATCACTACTATGGAGACCCTAATAAAAATGCGGCTGCTGGTAAGCATTATAGTTTGATGACCACAGATGACATTTGTAAGATGCTTGTACCGAAGGCAAAGAAGGCGGTATTATTTCTTTGGGCAACAGGACCAAAGATGCCAGAGGCAATAAGAGTTATGAAAGAGTGGGGTTTTCACTATAAAGGTGTTGCTTGGGTCTGGGTGAAAACAAACAAAGCAGGTAAGATTATCCAAGGTCAAGGTGTTCGACCTACCTTTGTAAAGCCCACAACAGAGTTTGTACTGGTTGGTGGAACAAATAAAAGAGGAAGAACCTTTCCTATTCTTGATGAAGGGATGGGTCAGGTGGTTTTGGCACCCAGAGAAGAACACAGCAAGAAACCAGATATCATAAGAGATCGAATAGTCGAACTATTGGGAGACCTACCTCGTATTGAACTATTTGCTCGTCAGCAGACACCAGGTTGGACATCGTGGGGGAATGAGGTGCCAAATGTCAATGATATTGTATAATGCCGACTGCCTCGAAATGATACCCTGCCTCACCCAGAAGTTCAGGTTGGTTCTTTGTGATTTACCCTATGGGATAACAGCCTGTGATTGGGACAAGAAGATTGACCTTGTGAAGTTCTGGGAAGTGGTCAAGCCTATTCTAACAGAGGATGGTAGTGTAGTAATGTTTGGTAGTCAGCCATTTACTACTGATTTGATAAGTAGTAATAGGAAGATGTTCAAGTATGAGTGGATATGGTATAAAAATAAGGGAACTGGACACCTTTCTGCTAAACATAGACCCCTACGCACTCACGAAAGTATTTTGGTATTCCAAAATAAACCCTTCTATAATCCACAAATAACAGATGGACATAAGCCAATGTCTAATGTATATGCCAAACCGAGTGTGAAAGAGAAGAAAGATGGCTATGATATATACAACATTCACAAACACAGCGAACACTTGGATAAACGAACTACCCGATTACCGCGTTCAGTGATAGAGTTTCGTGTATTGGACAATATCAAAAAGGAGAAGACCCATCCCACTCAAAAGCCCGTTCCTCTTCTTGAATACCTAATCAAGACATATACCAATGAAGGTGATTGGGTATTGGACCCCACGGCTGGTAGTTTTAGTGTTGGAGTTGCGTGCCGAAACACTAATAGACATTTTGTAGGTATCGAAATGAGTGAGACTTATTATAATATAGGTTGTGAAAGGTTAGGAATAAAGCAGTAAAAGTAAGTGGTATAACAAAAGAAAGGTATTTATGAAAAAAGAAAACATAATGTCCAAAGAACAAATCAAGATTTATAAGGGTATTATTAGTGGTAAGTATGTAAATGGATTTCGACATACCTTCTATTTTACAGATACCAAAAGAAAGTTTGTCATTACTTATAAGGTGAAGTGATGCGTTATCTCCAAAAATCGTTTAGCGTACCAATACAAGTAGATATGCCACAAGACGAGTGGGATGCGATTTTCAAAGAAAAAACACCAGAAAACTTCGACTTTTTCAAGTACTCTATTGAGTTTGAGAAGAGAGTGATCATTGAAGGTCTAAAACAAGGTTTGTTTGGTAAAGAGGTACAAGTCCCACTGAAGCCGAATAAGTTGTACACTTCACCGCTTGCCAAGAAGATTGGGACAAGGTTCAACTACGATAGGCCTGCTGTTATTGAGTACTATGGTGTTCAGAAACGAAGTTTTGGGTTTATGGAGGCAGCTGTCAATCGAAACTATATGCCAACGATATTGGCAGTTGTTGTTCATTTCAATGCTATCAAAAATGAGCACATAGTTCAGTTGGCACCTGACCTTCTACCATACTTCCCTTTCTTCAAGCAGGAAATCGTTAAAATCAGGTTTCCAAAGGAGTAATATGTCTAAGTGTTCACAAGCATACGACCCCTATAGTAGGATAGGACTGATTTTCTTACCACCTGATCAAATCGATAAGTGGGTATCCCATGATATCGTTTTGACACCAGAGGATGTTGTACTAAAAGAAACAATCAGAGAGGTAAAGAGCCAGCTACTCGCAATCGCAGATCAAGGAGCAGAAGAGTTTCTAACTGACCTTCAAGAAAAGATTTATGATCTACGAAAGCAGGGCGAAAGTCAGATGGAGATTGGTAGGCGGCTTGACAGGTATGACAATCCAAGAACCGCATTTTCATGCGTTAATATAGGGCTATATGGAAGGAAGCAAAGAAAGAAGGGCAAACAGAATGGGCCAATGTGTGGTGGACTAATAAGAAAGATGAACAAAAGGCTAACCAAGATGGAACGAGTGGCATTCCTTCTTTCAATGCTGAACGAGGCTCGTAATCAAAATGTCAAGGTTTGTTTAGAATACTTGAAAACAACTGACCCATTTTGGAGTGAATGGGAAAAACAGGAGATAAAATAATGACTGAAAAAGAAATAGATAGTGTATTAGATGACTTTATCAAATCTCTCAAGAGACAACACAGATTAGAAGAATGCGTAAAGGTACTGCTAAAGGCTACTGATACTGGAACTATTGTAGCAATCAGGTTTTATCTTCAAAATCTAAAACAAACCACCATGTCGAAAAAAACATCATATCGAACATTCACTTCTCGGAGAGGCAAATGTGCTCAGTAGGTTATTGTAAGCAGTTCAATGCCTGGAACCATAAAAAAAACAAACCTTACAAGGTTTGCCAGTATCATAAAGATAAGCAGACAGCCCATAACAAAACTCTTTGGACAAAATATCGAAAGCCCAAGTTCAAGATCAATACCATTAAATGGAGGGTAGCAGGGCTCTGCCCGTATTGTGGTCATCCAAGGGCACCAGGTAAAATAAGGTGTGCCAATCATATAAAGTGGAACAATGAATATCAAGCAAGAAGAAGATCAAATCGTAAGCGAATGTCAAGCGGGGTGTCAAAACTCTTGGAAGGTCTTTGTTGATAAACATCAGCAAGCTTTATTAGAGTTCATTAAGGTAAGGCTGCCACCTGGATATGAGGCAGAAGATGTTGCCCAAGATAGTTGGCTCTGGGCTTATAAGAAGATAAACAAATACCCAGTAGAAAAGTTCATAAACAAAGTATTTCAGCACGCAAAGGGGCTTTGTATTGAAAAGTGGCGTTTATTTCAAACAGATAAAATCAAGTATTCTATTGAGGATAGAAAACAATGGATACACGAACTTCTTGATTTGAGGACGATAGATCCTTTGAGAAGAATGATTATACAAGAGGCAATAGATCAGTACATAGCAAAGTATGGTCCTATTGATTTGGAATAAACTCTGGAGCACCAGCAAGCACAAGCACCTCAAGAGCAGAACTCGGCTCAACACAATCATAGGGCAAAGAAGATAAAGATGCTATTGGACCTCTCCAATATTTATAAAGAATACTCCAAACAAATAACTGATTGTTATAAACAGCGAATACACTATTACACCCTATTGACCTCAATTCAGCATTGTTCTTGTAGTATTTTACTTCTGTGTTCATTGTTTCACTCGCAATTATATTGATCTATTGCTATTTGGATACAAGGACAAGGGCATTTGATAGCGTGATAGATTTTATGGTCTTCCCACTTATAACATAACCCTATAAGCACAGGTCCCCATTGACCATCCTCCGTTATTTCCCTTTTATCCATATTCACCTTTCTTTACCTCCTTATCAACAAGGCTGATAGTGTCAGCATTAGGAGTGTTAGATTATACCCAAATAAATGGGGTTATTAGTTAGTCAAGAGGGAATAGGTAATGCCAGATAGGACAAACTGGGTGAGTTGTCTGGGCTGCGTGGTCCAGCCATTTGTGCCTTTCGGCGTGTCAGCCACCGCGTTATTTCTAACTTGGGTTCTCACTTCTATTCTTCTCTTATTCCTGATTTGGAACTCCCGCCGCCCTCCTAATGCTGAACATTCCTTTGGGCAACGACAGAAACCAACTAAAAACTTGTTCTCTACTATATACGTTCTATACCACGCCTTTTCACCAAAAATCTTTTATTTATTTTTTGGAAGACATTTTTCAAAAACAGCCGATAATAGAAATATTGAGACAACAATACGAAAGGAAGAAAATGGAACACCCTGAAAATGAACAAGTTATAACAAAAGGCAAGCTTGCGGAAGTTAGTTGGACACCAGAAGACCAGGCCGAGGTCGAAGATGATCAAGACTAAGTATAGATTGCCGACTTGGTCCGAAACACAACGACAACGGGCAATCATAAAAACATTAAGGAGGTATTTTATGGTGAGAACACAAATAGGACCTAACACAGAGATTGATCAGGAATATGGGATTTGGCTTTATGAAAAAATCAAGAAGGGACCAAAGGCAGGTCAGTTTGCTTGGAAACTAACAGGGCAACTCAAAAAGATTTTCAATACCTGTAGCCAAAAGGCAGAGTTGGTTTTTTGTCTAAAACCAGGTGTGAAGTACTTTTATACTGCTCAGTGTCTTGGATTGAGCAAAGATATGGTGGATAGCCTTAAACAATACAACAACAACCAGTTAGTAGTGGGGTGGGTATATTATCCACAAATACATCCTGTCGATAAAAATGGAAACTCAACAGGTCCTTCATACGACGGAATCATTTCTATTGATAAAATACGGCAGCAACAAACAAAAACATACGGAGGCAACTCAATCGAATACTGGACATCAATATCGGCGTGGAAGCCTCACACACTAAAAAGCGTACAGGATATTTAGGAGAGATATTATGATGAAGTTATTGAAAGTATGTGATAAATGTCGAGAAGAAGTAGACGAACTTATAACCTATCGCATATCTGATGAGGGACTTGTCTTGGCAACTACAAAACCAAAGATAGAACTATGCGAGTATTGCCAAGAGATACTTGAACAATGGCTACAAAGATCAGTTGTTTGCTTGGACGAGTTGGCCTGTCTATTTCAAGAATGGTTTGAAAAGGGGCTTGAAGACACCAAGTATAAAATACAGAATCATGTATCGTTTATGGAACAACCAGAAGAGTTTCAGGATGCTATGAGGTTTGTTGCTCGAAAGGCAATAAAGTGGATAATGAATGGAGAAAACAATGACTAAAGCATATTTCGTACAAGATGAAGGTTGGATTTATCACCAAGCAGACAAAGGTCAAATATGGGTATATCCATTTGATGGACCACGAGCCCATGTGTGGTACCTTGTAAGTCCGATTGATACAGAAACGATCTTCGAAATGCGGGAAGAGCTTCCAGGTGTGCCCTTTAGTACACTTGAATTACACCTGATGATTGGTTTGCCTATTGACATTTTAGATGTAGATTCTCCTAACCCTTTGGTGTTAGATATATAAGGTCCTTTCCTGGCTGCTCAGCAACAGCATACTAAAAGGCTGATTTGTGTTCTTCCTTGGGGGAGCAGCGTAAAACCTGCTCCCTTTTTTATTTGCCTCATACTTCATTGCTACTGGTCCTCCTCGTTAATACGCTTTGCCTCTGGACTTAATTCTACCTCCTCGATACCCTCAATATGGATACTCTCTATATTTTCGGCATCCACTTCAAAATCATAGAAGTTTCCAGAACAATATAATCTAACATTAAATGTCTTCATTGTCTTACTTCCTTTCAATACTCTACATCACTTGGAGCACAGGAACATTGTCCATCACTAACGCTGCCACCACAATCTTCACATATAAGTTCGACTTGTGCGTCTTCTCCAACGAACGCATTATTGAGGAGGTCTGCTGGTTCGCCAACAATATCTCCTTCACCCTTGTAGGCCTTTTCTCTTGCCTCTTCCTCCGAGGAAGCCTCAACATATAGAATGATGTTTAGTGTGTATTTGCCTGATACATAGTAGGTCATACTTTCCTCCTATTTTATTTCCGCTAAAACCCTCGATTTTCTAACCAATACTCGATTTTCTTTTGGTTGAACGGCTTAATACTCAATATCTAAATGGTCATCGAAAGGAATGTTGGGCAAATCCAACTCAATAGCCTCTTTTAAGGTCATTTCCTCGAGTTGCCAACCACCATCGGATGGATACCAACGAAGTGGTAAGCCAACTGACTTAGCCGTATCATACCAACATTCCCACTGCTTTCCCTCATTATCTATTACGAAGATATATCCATTCTTCGTTGTGTTGGCTGCTGGATTACGCCAAGCACCATATCTATAATACCTCATTTGCTTACCCTGGTCTTTTTTGCCTGTCCACCTTCTTTTACAACTACCCATACGGGTATCTTTACTCCCTTTATAATTCTATATACCAACTTGATAGTTCCACCCTCCACCTTATGTTCTTTACTCATACTTTCCTCCTAACTTGGGTTTGTGTTTTCTGCCTCAAACCAGGCAGCGTTGGCTATCATATAGATTTGATATCCGAAGTATACGATTGTCCGTTTATCTGGTGGGCACTCACTCTTTACTTTGAATAGTTTGAGTTTTGCCTCTGCTTGTTGCTGTTTAGCACACTGCCTGTTGATTTCCTTTTCACACTCCCAGTATGTTGCTGGACAGCATATCACTGCTCCTATAGTTTGTGCTCCTGTGCCCAGGATTAATAGACATTGTTCAACCAATTTCATTGGAACCTGTGTCATACAGCCTTCAACCTCTGCCTTGATGTTAGGGTCTTCTATCTCTCCCTTGAGTGTGATACACCGATTATCACCTTTTGGGACCACTGCTACTCTTATTGACTTGCCATCCCATTCATCTTTCATATTGCCTCCTTTGCTTTATTAACAACTCTTTGTTCGAGATCTGCCACAATATTGTTGAGTTTAACTACTTGTTTTTCAAGTGTTTCAATCTGTGTGGCAAAGCCTAAACAATAACATCGGTAGTTTTCCCACTTTTCCATTAGCGGGTGAAGTATCTTGTTTTGGACATCCTCATTATTACGAATAGTCTCCACACACCTTAGCCACTCTTCATCCCGCTTCTTTAGTTGGTCTTGCCACTCCTTATCCCGCCTTTTCAGTTGGTCTATTTGAATCTGTAGGTCTCGAAGAACTGGTCCATCAAACATACTATTCTCCCTTCCAAATATTTCCTTTTTTCCCTAAAATTATTATAAATTAGTTTTTGAGAAGTTTCATTTCTTGCTCTTCTAATGACTCTAATCGGTGTCGGTGAAACTCCCGATTTTTAGAGGTGGATGCCTCAAAGATAGATTCCTTGGATAAGGAAGGAGTTGCCGCAAATGGCTAAAAACATTTCATTCTATGATCGTTTCTATGTTAAAGCAGACAAATCTAAAGATGCTAAAATAGGAACTTTACAAGACGAGATTGTACTTTACAAGGTGTTATTAAAAAGATACTTAGAGTCGTATGACTCTGACCCAAAGTACATTAGAGCCCTAACCAATCTTGCTGATACGATCAAAGAACTTGAAATCGCACACGCCAAATTAACTGGAACTTCCAATGAGGGTCCAACAGAGTTCATAGTAGAGGTCCGAAGGATTTGTAAGGCAGTAGGACAATCAATCTGCCCTGAGGAACCTAAATGACCACACTTGCCCTCCTTCCAGTCTCCCCTCACGGGTTAAATGCCAGACAGCAAATCCGAGCGTTTTGGGAATCGACTTCTCGGTTTATTATTGTTCCAAGTGGTCGTCGTTCCTATAAGACCCTGGTAGCCAAAAAGAAGCTGATCTTTCAAGCAGTGTTGAACTGCCATGATGCTGCCTCTGCTTGGTATGTCCCAATCGACAAGCCTAACTATTTCTGCTGTGCCCCTACATCAGACCAAGCCGACCGGCTTTTCTGGGATGACCTATTGGCAATGATACCCAGAAAGTGGATAAAGCACACCAATAAGTCAGCACACTTTATGGAGCTTATACACGGACCGCGTATTTATGTGCTTGGTGTTGATGCCCCAGAACGATTAGAAGGTATAGTATGGGCAGGAGGAATAGGTGATGAGTTTGGCAACTGGAAAGAAGACGTTTGGACAGCACATCTAAGACCAGCATTATCAAGTCAGCAGTTCCAGCCGTTTATGTGGTTTCTGGGAGTTCCAGAAGGAAGAAATCACTATTACAAGTTATGGATGGAAGCAATAGATAAACCTAACTGGGCAAGGTTCCACTGGATAGCAGAAGAGTGCCTTCCACCTGAAGAAATAGAAGAAGCCAAAGCCTCGATGGATGAGAATACATATGCCCAAGAGTACTTAGGGTCTTTTGTCAACTTCCAAGGAAGAGCGTATTATAAGTTCGATACTAAGAAACATTGCCGTAAAGTTCCATATAATCCCGAGAAACCGCTGATTATTTGTCAAGATTTCAACAATTCTCCTGGTGTCGGTACTTTCCTCCAAGAACAGGAGGACCCCGACCACTTCAAGTGGACCGGACAACTTGGTGAAGTCTATGTCGCTCGAAATAGTAATACTGAGTTGATCACAGGTAAAATCATTCAAATGTGGAGGGGTCATAAAGGTCGCTTTCATATGTATGGGGACGCAACAGGTGGTGCCCACAAATCAAATAGTGCCAAATCAGACATAGAGATTGTTGAAGGAATGATGAGGCACGCATTTCCTGGTCGCGTTGATATGATGTACAAGAACTACAACCCGTTCGAACGGGACAGAGTCAATGCGGTTAATAGTAGGCTCGAGAATACCAAAGGTGAAATAAGGTTTTACATTGACTCTGATAAGTGCCCAAGGTCAATAGAGGACTTTGATAATGTTTCAGTCAACGATAAGGGCGAACTTGACAAGAAGATAGCACCAATGCTAACCCACCTTTCGGATGCCACTGGATACTACATTGCTGACCGATATCCTATAATTACATATAATGAACATGGTTATGATAACACCTTCTGGAAATAGGAGTTTATAATGGCTTACGACAAATCAAAAGTGAAGTTTGATTGGAGACAGATACCGAACACCATGGAGGGAGCAACTCAGCCTGTTATTAGCTCTTCACCAGATTATGAGGTTCATATAGGAGAATGGGTCAATCTTCGGGCAATGTATGAAGGAATAGAGGCAATAGTTCGAGCTCGTCTTGTTGGCAAGCATGAAAGAGAAAGTGAGACCAACTGGAAAAGGCGTCAAGGTGCTTTACATTCTTTCAACTACACAAAAGCAGTAGAGGATACATATAACTCTCATATGTACCGCAAAGGTGTAGTTCCACATTATGAAGCGGTACAAGACCTTCCATGGTTCGAGGGATTTCTTGAAGATTGTGATTATGAAGGAACTCCTTTTGAAACACTTGGTAAAGAAAATGCTCCCTATAAGGGTGTCTATGGAATGACCGGGTATTTGGTTGATATGCCCAAAACAGAAGGGATTAACACAGAAGAAGATGCGGCTGCCAAGAACATCCATCCCTATGTTGCTGTTTATTACCCACCAAACATTTTAGACTGGCAGTTCGTTCGTGATGAGTATATGCGTCCTATTCTTGTTTATATAAAACTGCTTGATAATGATGGTTATCTTCGCTGCTATTGGGATATGGGAGATAGTATCCACTGGGAAGTTTATAACCTCAACTATCAGACCTCGGTCAATAACATAGTTCCTATTCAAGATGTTCAAGGGCAGGTAGTAGTTGGTCTTACAGCAGTTGGACAACTTCTATACTCTGCTGACACCACAAAGGTCAATCGTATTCCTTTTGTCCCTAACTATAATAAAGAAAGTGGGATACGAATGATTGGGGTCTCTGACGTCAAAGATATTGCCCATAGTGATTTAGACATAGTCAACTCATTATCAGATATTGCCGAGATTAGAACATTTGCCTCATTCCCGATTCAACGGAGACCTTGGCCACGAGCTGGTAGAGAAGATGAATCCGAGCCAGAGGTTGGAGCAACCGCTATTGCTGGATTTGATCCTAATACACCTGAAAGCAAACCAGACTTCATTCAAGCAGATGTTGCCGCTCCAATAAGTGCGATCTGGGAGCATATCAACAATACAAGGGCAGAGATCTTCCGTTCAGCGTGCTTTGGTGGAATGGCATCAGGAGAGATTACAATGGCATCGGGTGTCTCACTAAAGCAGCAGTATCAAATGTTGAATGCTCGACTTATAGAAAAAGCATCATACGAAGAACAGGCAAATAACCAAATACTCGATCTTGCCTGTCAATGGGAAGGTGTTGCCCTTCCCAAAGAAAAGATGCCTCGTGTTGAGATGCCAAAGGACTACAATATAGAAGAGCTTACACAAGACCTCGAAGAGGCAACAGCAGCAGTTGAGTTTGTACAAAGCAATACATTCAAAACAGAACTTCGTAAGATTATGGTATCGAAGTTCTTGCCTGGTGCTTGCCAAGATGTTCAAAATGCTATTTATGAAGAACTTGAAAATGAAGAAGAGTACTTTATAGCCGAAATCCCAGCAACGCCAGAAGATGTTGCTCAAGAGCAGACTGGACAACCAGTTCAACCTGGTCAACCTCTTCCTTCACCGGGGCAACCAAAGGCTCCCACTTCACCAGGACCATCAGCACCAAAGGGGTCGGTGAGCCAGAATAATGTAGAGCAAATATGATTGAGAAGACCGGGCCCACAAGTTGGATTATCGTTTCCTTACACAAAGATCCTAAAACAGGAAAGCGTAAGGTGTTAGGACATTTCTCTTCACACGAAGCAGCTGTAAAAAGGCTCCGTCAAATAGAGGCTTATAAGCACGGATGGAAACCAAACAAATGAAGACCTGTTCTAAATGTAAGACAGATCAAGATTTAGACCAGTTTATAAAATCCAGTGGTCAGTGTCGCACTTGTCGTAGAAGAAGAAACTTAGTTTGGAGACTTGCTCATCCCGAAAAGGTGAAGTATCAGGCAAGTGATAAGACAAGAGAAAGAAGTAGGGTCTATTGGGAGAATGGTGGTAAAGAGGTTGCCCTAATGACCCGATATGCCCTTACAAAAGAAGATTATGATAGGCTGTTTCAAAGTCAAAATGGTCAATGTGCTATTTGTTTTACAGATTTAGATAAATATACTCACATAGACCATAGCCACGAAACAAGTGAAGTTCGTGGGTTATTATGCCAACTCTGTAATAGGGGGTTGGGACATTTCAAAGACGATGTTGAACGATTATCAAACGCAATAAATTATTTAATCAAGCACGGCGGAAAGATGACAAGGTAGGCTTTGGAAAAAGCCATAACGCTCGGATGAGCAAGGAGTTAAAAATGCCGTATCAACCAAAGAAAGACGAAAAGGGAATGATCGTTGTTAATACAGAAGGTCTTCCAGTTTGGGTGGACACCGAAACAAAGGAAGAGTCAGCATTTGATGTAAATACCCTTCGAAACACGATTACAGACAGACGACAGAAGGCAAAGACGTTCGAAGATGAGGCAAAGGGTCTTCGAGAAAAACTAAAGGCAGTTGAAGATATTGAAGACCTATCAGCTTTTCGTAAACAAGCCGAAGAGGCAATCCAGAAGAGTAAATCGAAAACATCTGAACCAGCAGAAGTTGAATCTAACCTTCGGAAGCAGTGGGCAGATGAAGTTAAGCAAAAGGATGAGGCTATTACTGATCTCACTAAAAAGAATCACAGCCTAATCATTGGTGGAGCATTTCAGCGTTCGCCTTTATTCGCAAGAGACGGCAAGATCAATCTTTCAGCAGATATCGCATATGATGTCTTTGGTTCCTTGTTCAAGTACGAGACTGATCAAGGAAAAAGCCAAATCGTGGCTTATAGCCAAGGACAACCAATATATTCAAAAAAGGACCAGACATCTTACGCTGATGTCGACGAGGCATTGGAAATCCTCATTAGTCAGCGACCTGATAAAGATAGACTTTATCGATTTCAGGGTGGGTCCGGTTCTGGAGCAACTGGCGGAAGAAGTGGTGAAGGAGTGGACACTCTACAGATACAACTTCGAGAAGCCGAAGCAAAGGGTGATGTCCAAAAGATGATGGACATCAAAAACAAACTAATTCAACGACAATTAGAGGCAATGAAGTCTTAATAGGAGTTTTATATGGTAGTGAACACTACATTCGTCCCAGTCAGTTATACTGGTGAACTTTTCCTCGTTGGCAAGGGTGTCCAGACACCTCTACTTTCCCAGATTGGTGGGCTCAATGGGAGCAATGCTCGCATCGTCCAAGATTGGGAGTTCGTAGAAGGTGTATTCTGTCAGCTAAATGCTGCGTCTATTCAGGATATTGATGAAGACGAAATGAACACAGCACCAACACCATCCCAGTATACACATTCACAAGCCAAGAATTGTATTCAGATTTGGCGTGAATCTTACTCAATCGGTGATGCTAAGCTGGCTATGCCAGGTCGCGTAAAGACAACTAACGCACAAGGTTGGTATGACTCTACACAGCCTCCTGCTATTCAAGATCCGTTGGCTGCTGAACGTCAGTATCACGTTCTACAGATGGCAACCAATATAGAGCTTGCTTTGATTACAGGAACCAAGCAGATTGCTACAGCTTCTAACGTAGCACCTAAGATGGGTGGGTTCCTCGAGGCAGGGTTTATCACAAGCCACGTTGTAGATTGTGGTAGTGCTGATATTACCCGTCTCAAGTTCAACGAACTCGTCCGTAAGATGGTAGATGATGAAGTTCCTATGGATCAGCTTGTTCTATATGCTGGTTCTTATGTTCTTCAAACTCTGTCCCAGTTATTCACTTGGGCACCTGCTGACCGCAATGTTGGTGGGACCCAGTTGAAGGTTCTTTTGACTGACTTTGCCCCAGTGGCAGTTCAGTTCATTCCAAAACTTAGTGCTCTTGATTCCGCACTGCTTCTACACATCAACGATGTTTATCCAGTATTTGCCCAAGTTCCTAGTAAGCCACTTGTTTTCCATGACATCCTTCCAGTTGAAGGTTCGGCACATCCTGAGATGATCACCACGATGTTTGGAGTTGATCGCGGTCCTCAAATCAGACACGGCAAGTTTACTAACGTAAAGTCTTCATAATAGGAGGTAGCATGTCTTACACAGAAAAAAAGCTGGTAAGAGAGATAGTGCTAACTAATCCTGCTATTCCTCCGATTTTGAGGGAGTTCTTTCAGCAGGTCGTCGCAGCTCTACCTGCTCTTACAAGTACCACTACAAGTACGACTACATCATAAGGGAGGTGTAAATGTCTTATACAGAGAAACTCAGAGTTAGGACTATTGTCCAAGAGAACTCTGGGATACCTCCCCGTTTACGTGATTTCTTCAAACAGGTAGTGGCGTGGTTGCCTGCTCTAACGAGCACTACGACAAGTACGACAAGTACGACATCAAGTACAACAAGTTCTACTACGAGTAGCACCACTTCGAGTACAACATCGAGTACAACATCTACTACAAGCACCACGAGTAGTACAACAAGTTCTACGACTTCGAGCACTACCAGCACTACCAGCACGACTTCAAGTACTACATCTTCAACCACGTCAACCACAACCAGTACGACCACGAGTACTACGAGTAGCACGACAAGTTCAACAACTTCGAGTACTACGTCAAGTACCACGTCGAGTACGACAACATCATAAGAGGTGTTATGGCAAAAGCACAACATAAGAACATAGGAGCCAATATCAAACGGCTCCGTCATAAAGGCTACCCAGAAAAACAGGCAATCGCTGTTGCGTTTAGTGAAGCTGGGAAAGGCAGAAAGAAAAAGAAGTAATATTGAAGTGGAAGTGGACGGGGAAGGCTTTCGCATTCTTTCACTTCTCCGTCCACTAACCATATAAGGATAAAATATGGCATATTCAACAGACGATGACCTAATCCAGTTTCGTCCTCAGATCATGAACAATGGTGTGATGGATTTCACAGCATTTCATCAGAATACCGAAACGTTCATCAATACTATGCTCGAGTCAGAATGGTACCTTTCAGTGGCAGCAGACAGAAATGTTGATCCAATCACGGCACCTTTCGATCCAGCAAGGATGCTCGCTTCAGGTGCTCTGAAACTGAAATACTTATCGGTATGTAAAGTATTTGAATGGGTTTATCTGAGTCTTGCGAAGGATACTCCTACTGAAGATGGATATTTCCAGTGGGCTACTCATTACAGGCAAGAGTTCAATGATGAGTGGGGTAGGCTTCTGAAAGCAGGAATCGACTATGATTGGGATAATCTTGGTACGATTACTGAAGACGAAAGATTTACTCAAAGGCACTGGAACCTTAAAAGATGTTAGTTGGACTTCCGGAACTGATTACAAAGCTTCGGGCAATAGTAGATGTTGCCAACTGGCAGCCTACCCTTACCGAATGTGGTCAGGTAGTTAGAGACAGCATTCAATCAAAGACCGGTTCAGGTTTTGATATTAATGATAAAAAGTTTAATCCTTACAGCCTGATTTATAAGAAGTTCAAGCAAAGTCGAGGGTTGTCTGGAACACTTGTCAACCTACGATTGACAGGAAATATGCTGGACAACCTCAAACAACAAACATCAGGAAACATCTGTAAAATCTTTATACAGGGAGGTTTCAATAACCAAAAAGCAAATCGCAATCAACAAGGTAAAAAGCCAAGGGTATTCTTTGGAATATCAACACAGGCACAACAAACTATACACGATATACTCGAAAAGCGTCTACAGGAGCTACTGAAATGAAGCCAACGACCAGAGAGATAATCACAACCAAGTTGCTTGATATTCTCGAAACATCGATGGCTCACAAAGTACTTCGAGGTAAGCGAAGCATAATCGAAAAGGAGTTTCAAACAATCTCTGATACTGATTTTCCTATCATCATAGTAGATGTGGGATTACCACAGCCAGAGATAAAGTTCTCTGATAAAAATTATGGAGTTGTAGACCAAGCAATATCAGAACTCAATGTTCAGTTGTTCTGCTATTTACGAGTTGAAGAAACAAAGTTAGGGCAAGAGGACCAAGTAGTGTCGGCATTCTTGTCAAGTTTATGGAAGGTTGTTTGTCATAATCCAAACATAGGGGATGCCCTAATGGTTATACCAACTTTCAGTAAATCACTGACCTATGATGGTCCTTACACTTATTTTACAACTAATCTAATGGTTAAATATCTCAATAGTCGGGATAGTATCTAAGGAGAAAATATGAGTACACCCCCAAGTGTTAATAACTACACTCTCGGTCGCGGCAAGCTTTCGATTGATGCTTATGGTGGAAGCAGCTATGTTGCTCTTGGCAACGCACCTTCGGTTGAAGTCAATGAGGCGGTTGAGTATCTGGAGCACTTTAGTTCTCAGGCAGGTCTCAAGCTGAAGGACAAGAAGATTGCCACACAAGTTGGTGCTTCTGTCAACTTTGAACTTGATGAGCCAGTGCTCGCCAACCTCGTGTATTTCTGTCTTGGTGAGGTTGTTGGCAACAGCATTTATGCTTTGACACAGATTACCAAGGAATACAAGTTGAAGTTTGAGTCGTTCAATGGTGTTGGACCAAACGTGGTCTGGGAGTTCCCAAGAGGCATTATTACACCCAATGGGGCAATGCCATTGATTGGTGATGATTGGCAAAAGATTCCTTTGACATTCGAGTGTCTCGCTGATGTGGCTGGGAATCCTACAAGTCCATTCTTCACAATCACAGAGATAACAACCACAACGTCATAATAAACTAACGACATAAGGAGGAGTGGGTCAAGCATTCAGCCCACTCCTCCCTATGTTCAAAATAGGCAAAACAGAGTGTGTAAACACAAACAGGAGCCAATATGCGTAAGACAAAAGAGCTACAAATCGAAATCGAAGACAACAAGGTCCTCAAGGTTGTAGTAAAAGAACTCACCTATCGTCAGCTTCTCAACCTCACTGAATCGTTCGAGATTATGAAAGTGCTTGGAGACCTAAAAACTCTACCAGGTGAGATCAAGAAGTTCCTTCAAGACACCCTAATCCCAATCTGTACTAATCTAACTTATGACCAGGTATTAGATTTCCCACCTTCTGATGTTGATCTAATCATATCTGCGATTAGGGAGGTTAATGCCTCTTTTTTCGAGAAAGTGGTCCAACTGGACCCGATAACCTGGATCAAGCAGATTCTACGACAATACCAAACAAGGATAGTAAGCACGCTGGCGGTCAATGCTGGCTCCTCTGTTGTGAGCTCATTACAGCAGGACACATTGAAGCCCTCGACTATGGATACTCCTATGGACTCTCCGCCTATCAGCACCTGATTACAAGTAAGCACTATAATCAAAGAGAGCTTGCTGTAGCGTGCCGAGCAGCACAGCTTGATAAGAATGGTTGGCAGCAGTGGTTCAAAGCCGAACCTCCAAAACCAAAAGATCAGCAAAAGATAGCAACATTGAAAGATCTAAAACAACGACTACCCGCAAGATGTTTCAAGAAGAGGAAGCGTAATGCCAAACGATATAAGTCAACTCCTGGAAATTCTACTTAGCTTTGATGGGAGTGGAGCACTCGATCAAGTTGACGCTCTGATAAAGGGTTTTACATCCTTAGATACACAAACTAAAAACACAGATAAAACCCTATCAGACCTTACCAAGTCTCTTGATAGTATTACAGGTCGAACACTACCGAATCTCAAGAAAACATTCAACGATGTAGTTCAGTCTCAAAAAGCGTTCGTCGATATGGAGAAGACTAAAATCAGTGTTCTCCGTGATTTAGAACAACAAGCACAGAAGACAGGGGCTGCCCTTAAGGAAGCACTCTCGATTACAGGTACCAATCTTACAGCTTCTATAAGGGCAGCCTCGTCTGCCTTACCCGCAATAGTAGGTGGAGCCCTTGGTGCCGCTGTAGGAGGTGCTGTAGGTGGAGGAGCAGGAAAAGCAGTAGCGGCTCCAATAAGCGTAATGCCTTCACCAGAAGATGTTTCTAAAAGTCAAGCAATCTTGGACAAGTTGTTTGGTCCAAGGAAGGTTGAAGTCGAAGTAGATAAAGGCAAGATTTCCGAAGATATTAGTGATGCTATTCAGGTTGGAGTAGCAGAGGGAACGAATAGGCTCAATCAAGAGTTAAATAAGCTAAATCTTGGAACACCAACAGGAACTCCACCAGGATCACCAGCAGGAACTCCACCAGGATCACCAGCAGTCAAGGTAGGAGGCTTCACTCCTCCAGAAGAAACTCAAGACTCATTAGAAGGTGGTAAAAAGGCAGGGTATGAATTTACAAAAGGGTTTGTTGAAGCATTTAACAAAGTGATTCCAGATGTAAATTCTACGATCGACTTTATTGCTCGAAATGCTAGTAAACTTGGTAGTGTATCTTGGCTTGTAGACTGGAATAAGCAAACCTTGGAGTTGGCAGAGAATTACAAAGGAAGTTATCAAGAGGTTCAAAAACTTGATTCAGTTATTTTAAGAGCAAGTCAAGATCAGAGTGATTACTCTGTGTTTTTGACAAAAAGCACTGGAGAAACAGAATACCTTGTAAAAGATAATAAGGTTTTAAATCAAACCTTGTTGGACCAGCTCAACACTATTATTAAAATAAATGAGTTCAAATCTAAAGCACCTCTCCCTACTACGCCGATCGTAGGTGAAAATCCGATCGGTTTCTATCCATTAGGTCCAGGTGGAAAGCCACCAACAGAAGAACTTGCCACTGACCAGAAGACGATTGAGCAACTGAAAAAGGAGCTAAAGGATTTAGGAAACACAGGAGAAAAGACAGGCACAGAACTAAAGATGTCGTTCTTTGGTGTGGGGGAAGCAATAACCGCCCTTATCCCTGTAATAACGGCAACATCAATTGCTATAGTAGTAAATCTTCCCAAAATCGCAACATTACTAAAAAAGGGATTTGTTGAAGCAGTAAGTGGAATATCCTCACTATTCAAGGGTATAATGAAAGCAGGCAAAGTAGCAGGTGATTACATTGCCAACTCTTTTGCCTCCGTTGGAAGCTCTATTAAGGCAGTTTTAGGTAGAATACTTAGCTTCTTTGCTCCAATTACTGCCTTACTATCAACAACTTTCAGCATTTATGGGATTGAGAGGTTTAGCAAAGCACTTCTTAAGTTGGGATCAGAAACAGAGCAAACACAAAAAAGGTTGTCTCTTTTGTTTAGTTCGACTGAAGACGGAGCCAAAGCATTTAGGGATATCTATGAGCGAGCACAGCAGTCTGGTATCAGTATAAAAGACCTGACCACTGCTACGGAAGAGTTTGCTCTGATTATTGGTAAGAAGGGTCCAGAAGCAGTTGGGCAGTTCGTAAAAGCAGCAGCAGATATTAGTGCCTATACCGGACTGACAATGGAACAGACCACTCAATCTATTCAACAAATGTGGGAGAGTGGAGCAGCAGCGGCAAGGCAGTTCAAGACTCACGGCGTTCTTGAGATGCTTGGGTTCCAGCGAGGTGTTGAATACTCTATTGGAGAAACACGGAAGAAACTAACAGAAGCATTCGGTGAAGAAACATTAGCACCTTTCACTGGTGCTGCCGACAAAATGAAGTCCTCATTCGAGGGACTAACGAATACTCTTCTTGGATTCTGGGAAGAGTTCGAACACGCTGTACTTGGTAGTGGAGTATTTGATTGGATCAAGGCAGCACTTGGTGTTCTGGTTGATAGAGTATCGGGGCTAAAGAAAGACACCAAGGACTGGGGAGATATAACCTCCTCTGTTGGTGAGTTCATTGTGAATGCTCTTGAGGGTGTAATCAAGGCAGGTGGCTACGCAATAGATCTGTTTAGAAAACTAAAAGAAACAGGTTATGCCTTACAAGAGGTTTATGCTATTATTGCCTCTAAAATAAACAAGTTCTTCTTGGGAGCACTTGAATCGGCCAAAGAAGCAGTCAAGAGTTTAGCAGAACTTTACAACAAAGTAATTTATGCTTTGACTGGTGATATCAGTAAGCTAATCAATGTAAATACTTTGGATGAAACCATAAAGGCACTCAATCAAAAGAATCAAAAGTATTGGGATGATACAGCCAAAGAAGCAAAGAAGGCTATGGAAGCACTGGTTCGTATGCCGAGTGCTATGGGTGAAGCGACTCGTATACTCGATGATATTCGAATCAAGATAGTTCAAAATAAACTTGAACAACAGAAGCTAAATCAGGTACTATCAGACCAAAAGGCTATCAGTGATGCCAATAAAAAGGCAGAGGATGATAGATGGGCATCCGCAAAGACCGCTGCCCAGAAATACGCACTTGTGGTAGAAGGGCTTTCAGGGCTCGCACGATTACGGGAAGACACAGCAGCCCTGAAAGCCGAGTTAGCAACACAGCAGGCATTAAAGGAAGAGTTCTTTGCGTTGGGGCTACAAGGAGTAAGAGCCTATTATGACAATAAGCTTCAACTTGCTCAAAAAGAGATTGATGCCGAATCTGAACTCGATAGAAGATTAGCCGAAGAGGAAACCAATCCAGAAAAGAAGGCTGAATACTACCGGAAAATCGAGGAAATGGCTCGTACTTCCAAGGAGAAACAACTCGAAATAGAGAAAGAACGCTTCGACGCTGAACAGAAGTTATCTGAACAAGAGTTCGAAGCAAAAGCAGGATGGTCTCGAGATAAGGACCTTGTCCTTCTTGAACAAGAACGAGCATTTATTGAAAAAGAAAAGGAGATGCGGCTTGCTGCTTTAGAAAGCCAAGCAGATAATGGTTTGATCTCTGAAAGCGACTATGCCAGTAAAAGAGAACAGATTGTCAGTACTTCTGAAACCAAGATTGCTGCCTTACGAGCGAAATCATTACAGATATGGCTAAGCAACTCAAAACAGACAGCAGATGCGTTAGCAGACGCATTCTCCAATCTTTATGAGGCGACTGGTAAGAAAATAAAAGCATTCTTCTATTTGATGAAGGCTGCGTCAATCGTATCAACAATCATTAGTACTTATGAAGGTGCTCAAAAGGCATTCTCGTCATTGGCAGGTATTCCTCTTGTTGGACCTGCTCTTGGAGCGGCTGCTGCTGCTGTTGTGATTGCTGGAGGGTTGGCAAAGGTAGCAATCATCAGCTCACAAAATCTTGCTGAAGGTGGTGTGGTCGGAGGGACTTCACCCTCTACCACAGCAGATAACATTCCTGCCCACTTGACCGCTGGTGAGTATGTTCAGCCAGTAGGTAGTGTTCAATACTATGGACGAGGAGCAATGGAGGCAATCAGGACACGAGCGATTCCTCGACAAATGTTGGCAGGATTTGGAAATTATTCAAGATTAGGGGTGTCAAACTTTGCGTTAGGTGGGATGGTAGCAAATACATCGAAGCCAGAACCAAAGCAGCAGCCAATCAACATTGTCAATCTGGTTGATCCAAATACATATGACCAATACTTGAATAGCAAACCAGGACAACAGGCTGTGCTAAATGTACTATCTAAGAACGCTTACAAAGCAAAACTAATATTAGCAGGAGACTAAAGTGCCGAGTATCAATCAGTATTACACTTCAGGAACAATCCTAACTCCATTGGATGGTGGCGGTCTTCTTGAAACGATTAGACCTTTGATAAAAGGAACACAGGTCGTTCTCGAAACAATCGATAGTACGCCAGATGGGTTTATAACCTCATTTAGTGGAACATTGGCTAACTTTCCCTGTACTCCGAGAAGGCTGGTTATTACTTATACAATATCGGGGACACCTTACACCTGTTCTGACGATGGAATGGGCAACATCAGCGACGATGGAACACCCTCCTACCTAACAAGTGGAACAATCGTTCATGCTGATGGCTCCTGGACACTTACCTTCAACACACCGCCAGATAATCTTTCCGATATTACCGCTACCTATTGGTATGGGATACCAGGAAGAGACTGGGTTGAGTTAGTTTATAGAAACTCAAGAAATAGTGTTGGTAATGATGTTGCTCTAAATGATGGTGGGGCAGGACACGGATGGACACCTGGCAGCTGTAAAGAGGCAATCTTCCACAACACAGGACTTTCAGGAACAGAAGATGTTTATATTGGAATAAGAGAGTGGAAGGACGTTCCTAACAACGCTTATGGTTGGGATTTAAATGTTTATACTAACTACACACCTGCTCAACAATGGAACGCCAATAGTGCTCAACATGGACACTCTGCGTTCTCGGCAACATACAATCATTGGAGTGAGATGCCATTGTTGCCTCTTGCCAACTCAACAATGGGCTACTGGTTGTTTAGCAATAGACAGAGGATTATAGTTGGAGTAAGAGCAGCCTCAAGATATCAGGAGTGCTATCTTGGATTTATGCGTAGATATGGGACACCAACACAATATTCCTGTCCAGGTGTTGCCAAGGGCACCCATTACGGAGACATCAACTATACTAATGTCAATTGTAAGATGATTGCGAATGTCGGGACATCGAGTGGCTACAGCCTTTTAGGTATAAGACCAGATAATACCTACTTTGATTTATCAGGCTCGCATGATATGATTATGCCTCCTCGATATAACTTCGACGCTACACCAGGGATTATAGCACCAACAGCGACATTAAATAGAACGCCAATGACACCAGTTTATATAGCAGAACTTGGCACTGCCAATGTCCTTTATGGAGATTTGGATGGAGTCAAGTTAGCATTTAGTAATGGTATAACAGCAGAAGATGTAATGACTGCCGATAGCATCAAGCACATTATATTCCCTGACCCAAATCTAAATAACTATTACGACTGGATTGCGATTGAACAAGAATATCAAACTACTACTTCATAAGGATAACCTATGACTTTCAGCGATCTCCCAGTATTGACAACAGCCACATATACAAACCTTGCTGGAGGCACAGAGTACATTCGAAGGCTAAGGAACTTCTTCTCGACCTTGGGATGGACAGAGAATGAATGGCATGACAATAATGTGGTCTGGAAAACCCTTACCCCATTTGGCTGGATAGCAGGAAGCGAAAGTTTCCTTGATGTCAGCACAACAGGATATGGAGCACAGGCAATACGCTTCAACTTTAGAATGGAACTCTCTGATGCCACAAGGCACAAGTTGTGGATTGCTCCCGTTGATCCAGTGGTTCCCAACTACTCTCTTCAAGCAACTCGACCTTGTGCCCAGACCAGTCCTCACCATGTGTGGCAAGCCCCTGGTTACTTTCATGGAACTAATATGCCAGCAGGAACTATTCCACAGGTATGGTTCTTTGGAAATGCTCACTTCTTGGCATCGGTTATTCAATGTACAACGGGCACAAACATAATCTGGGGACTTGGAAGCCCAACCCTGGTCGATGAGTACCAGTCAAGAACCGATCTCTGGTTTCAGTGGTTGCCACAAGTAATAGGCGACCCAATGATCTCTAGTCAGTATTGGGATAATATGCTCTCCAATCCAACTGCCTGGTGGAATGGATTCTCTTATCCATTTTTGGATAACCCTGCGAGTGGAGCAGCTTATGCTTATGTTGAGTCTGCTGTAAGAGATCAAACAAACTATTATTATTATACTAATGCTTGCCAAGGGCAGAATGCTCTTACAATAACTGGTGGTAAGTTTGACAACCTCAATCAAATCGCATTGTTCAATAGTTTCTCCAATCAAAGACCTGGAATCATTCCAAGCATCTATATCAAGAAGGTATCAACACAGCAGTGGAGCAGAGTTGGTATGCTTCCCTTGGCTTATGTAAGATCGTCAGGAATAGCGATAGGAGACGAACTCGATTATGGAGGTCAAACCTATATTGCTTTCCCAAATCGTTATTCTACTGATACAACAGGGGTTATATTCAGGGTCAGCTAATGGTTATAAAGCAGGGTATTCTCAATAACAATAACACATTTAGCCTCGTGGCACCAAATATGCTATCAACACCTATCAATAAGCAGACTCTCGATTTAGGTATGACCGAGACAGAGTTCAAGCAAGGGTTAGGGGAACTTGGACCATACCTTTATGAGCATCTTGATAGTTCGCAACATTACGATGGTATTTATGTTGGTTATCCAGAGGGATTGCTTTACAACAGAATCTGGGTAAGACCACGTGAGGTTGATGGTGGGTTTATTATTGCCGATGCCAACTTTCCGATATCACTTTGGAATGCTTATCAATATAGTTTCGTGTCAATGACCGATGTTCAGGTTGAGAATCAACCAGGGACAACGCTAACCTATCCACACTTACCATTCTTGTTCGGTCCAATGGGTGAGTTATCAGTTGTGCTAACAATCCTCAAGTTTGGACCCTCTCTACAAAGCACCCAATGGAAGCTAACAATAGCGGGTGTTGAATATGTAATAGACGTGTTTGGGCTTCGAACGCTTGGATTGCCTGATATTCATAACTGGGTTGAAAATCATACAATGATATATAAATTTGAGACACTTATATATCAATCGGCTACACTGAAGGAGCAACGAAGACCTTTACAACTCGAGCCGACAAGAGCAACAAAGATTGGTTTCCTTGTTCAAAGAGTTTCGTCAGAGATCTTCTTCAATAGATTGAACTATGGGCACGACAAGGTGTTTTCTGTCCCAGTTTATAACGAGCCAATCGTGGCAACTTCTATTCCACAAGGTGGAAGCACCCTGACTTTGACAACCGATACAACCGACTTGTACGACTTGAATAACTTTGCCGATTATGTTTGCCTCATTCAGGCAGAAGATAACTTGATTGAAGTGCTTCAAATCGATTCTATCAGTCAATACTCAATAACAACCACAGGGAATGTTGTATCACTATTTACTCCAGAAAAAACGACGATTTTCCCAGTTTTTTGGGGTGTTCTAACTAACCTTGAGATCGAACATGCTACAAGTGTGGTAGATAGAATATCAACAGAGTTTCAGGAGTACAAGGCATAATGGACAATCTTCAAGACCTTGCTTCACAGCCATTGTTTTCATTTGCCTTTGATTGGAGTACACAGCCAAAGACAACTTCGACTATGCTTCGTAGGTGGTTCTTTTATCCAGGGACAGCACAGAAGTTATACAGCCTTAATCCAATAGGGGCAATCAACGTTAACGGAAGTCTTACATTCTTTACACACGCAGAGTTGAACCTGTTTCTGGATTTTATGAGAGCAAGAAGAGGTAGAGTAGAAAGGTTTTGGATAAGACACCCAAAGCAAACATTTACACTAAAGACAACAGCGGGAACAGGTACGCTTGTTTTGGTTTGTCAAAGAAATGACTTTCAACTCCCATGGCAAGGCTATGAACGAGTCTATATAACGATGAACAATGGAGATACAATAACACAAAAGATTACAGGTGTTTATGATAACATCCTTGGTGATCAGTTAGAAATAACTCTACAACATCCTTTAGATAGAGATGTATTTGTTGATACCCTATTTACGACAAGAAACTATAACTCGATTGGAAGATTGCTGTTAGTTCGATTTGAAAGTGATGAGTTTGAGATAAAGAGTATAACAGAAGGAATATCTCAAGTTGATATCCAAGTGGTCGAACTAATCAAGGATTATGGAGATCTATAATGACACTTGCGACAAATATGGAAGATACTCAACAACTTCAAATGCCCGAGTTCTACCAACTTTCGTGTGGGTCAAGACACGAGTACTGGACTTCGGGAAAGGAAACACTATTCTGGGGTGCTCATGATTGGATTGCGGCACCAATAAAAAGGACCACGCTTTCAAGAGATAACGACTTTGGAACAATCAGTATAACAATCACTACATTCATTACTGATCTACTTGGTTCGTTTATTGCGAATAATCCGATTGAGCCTTGTGTTATCACTATTTATAGAGCTTTAGAAACTGATCTTACTGACCTGGCAACAATATTTAGTGGGGTGGTAAAGGATATTAGTGTCAAGGATAGACAAATCCAGGTAAGATGTGAAGCACAAGCACAATACCTAAAGAAGAAGCTGCCGAAGTTTATCTATCAATCGTTTTGTAATCATACTCTATTTGATACCGGTTGTCAGGCAAACCCTAACCTATTCAAAGTGAGTGATCTGGTCTCACTTGTTAGTGGAGCAGACATTATTGTTCCTGCTGCTGCTACAAAACCAGATGGCTATTTTATTCAAGGAAAGGTTGTTGCTGACCAAGATATCAGGCTTATACTCAACCATGTTGGCTCAACATTGACTCTACAAATACCCTTTGATAGTAGAGTGGGACCAGGAACTTCTGTTGTTGTATATGCTGGATGTGATAAGGACCCAGCAACCTGTATAGGGAAGTTCAATAACTTTGATCACTTCTTTGGTTTCCCTTATATTCCTAACAAGAATCCTGTGATCGATGGATTCAAGGTAAATGTGTAATGTACTACTTCGAAAACGAGCAACATTGGCAAGATTACAAGGTAGTCCTAACCTCTTGGATTGGGACACCATATAAACATTGTACTTGTGTCAAGCAGCGTGGTGCTGATTGTACATTGTTCATAGCTGCTGCCCTTGTGGAGGTCGGTGTATTCACTTCTATGCCGAAGTTTGAATATTATCCGAAAGATTGGTTTCTTCACACAGATAACCAAATACTTTTAGAATCAGTCAAGTATCATACGGAAAACTTGTTGAGTTCTAACTGCGAGTTTGTGGAACTCCCCTTGGATACACCACTTATGAGAGGCGATATGATTCTTTTTACAACAAGAAACCCAGAAATACCTAATCATTCAGGAGTTTATTGGGACGATCAAGAGCAGTTTATTCATTGTACCCCTTGGAAGGGTGTCTCAATGAGGCACCTACAATCTGGGTACTTCGAGTCAAGAGTACATAACATATTTAGAGTAGAGGAAGTATAATGGGAGTTGAAACAATAATAGGATTAGCAGTTGCGGCTGTTGTCCTTGCTGTAATAGGAGTAGTGGTTGCCACAACCAAGCGTTCTTTACAAACTGACAAGATGGCACCTCTTGGAGCAGACCAGTTCCAGATTACTCAAAATGCTGAAGGTGAAGCAGTTCCAATAATCTATGGGACCAATAAGATTGTTTCAAATATCCTTTGGTGGGGCAATCTACGATCAGAAGAGGTAAAAGAAAAGGTTCAAGGTGGTAAGGGTGGAGGAGGAAGTCAATCAACTACAACTGGTTATAACTACTACATGGACATCTGGCATGGTCTTTGTATGGGACCAGGAGTTAGCCTATTAGCAGTTCTTGTCAATAACGATTACACAATCGACCTTGCGAAAGCACTTGGGACTTACACACTAAATCCAGGTAGTAGTTCATTTTATCCAACTGAACCAGGTCCTTATGCTAACAAGTTAGCAGGAATGGCACACCTATTTCTTGATGGCTATTTTGCTGGGTTCAATACTAACTCAATACCAAATCTGAACTTCATAGTTCAAAGAACGATTACTTCTCCAATAACTGGTGCCAATATGTCAAATGGTACCAATCCAGCAGCAATCGTTTATGACCTTCTAATACAATCTGGTGTAGAGGTTGGACAGATAAATCTCACCTCCTTCCAAACTGCTGCTGACTACTGGACCTCAAAGGGATATGGTCTCAATCTTGTACTAAATCAACAAAGTGATGTTCAAGATCTAATAGCAAAGATCTTTACCTATGTTGATGGAGCAATGGAGCAGGGTCCTGATGGAAAGATTTATCTAAAAGCATATCGAACAACTGACTTATCAGTAGCTACACTAACTACCGACGATTATAAAGACTTCACATTTATTAGAAAGAGTTGGGACAGCACATATAATGACTTTAGGGCAAACTTTATTGATGATACTCAACAATATACACAAAGAACGATTACAAAAGATAATCAAGCTTCGATTAGTCTTATTGGACATAAAATCCAGAAAACAATAGATTTATCAGCATTTAGAGATATTCTAACCGCGTCTAAAAGACTAACCGAGATTATGAACATTTACTCCTATCCAGAGGCACAAGTACAATGCGTAGTCGGAATAAAATATCTTTCTTTGAGGGTTGGCGACATTGTGTCAGTCAGCAACACCGAATATGGTATCAGCAATGCGAGCTTCAGAGTAATCAATGTTGATGAAGATGATGTTGATAATAATAGTGTAAGGCTTGTATTAGCACAACAACTCGAAACACTATTCGATGATACATTCGAGGTAGCAGGTGGGACCTCATGGACACCACCAGACCTTGACCCTGTTCCACTTGCTTATCAGAAGATTTATGAAATACCAGCAAGTGGTCAGTTTGGAAATACGCCAATGTGGTGGTGCTTTGGGGCAAGAGTCGGTCAAGAAGATGGGTTTGCCATTCTAAAGTCGATCAATGGTGTTGATTGGTCTCAAATAGGAACATCGACAACATTTGCTGTAAGGGGAACCCTGAATACCACCTACCCAGCAACCACTTATACAATAGACGACGAAACAGGAATAGTATTTACTCCTTACAGATTAGATGGAGACTGGGACAACCTAAGCAGAGCCAACTTATTTGGAACCAATCGATTTGCTCTGATTGGAGACGAAATAGTCTCATTCCAAAGTGTTATTCCTTTTGGTCCTACCTCTTATAAGTTGCTTGGAGTGATCAGAGGAGTACTAAACACAACCATTGCCTCACATTCAGGAGGTGCTGAAATATGGTTGAGCCACTTTGCTGCTGACGATGGAGTTATAGGTGCTTTCCATAACAGCACATTCTATGTCAAGTTCGTTCCATTCTATGGAAGTAAGATAGTATCAGAAGTAAGTTGTACTCCTTTGACAGGGTATTACACAGGGAAGGAACTCTATTCTTGGGCACCAGCAAGACTGGTCGCAACAAGAACAGGAGTCAATATAAGTGTAAAGGTTTATCCGACTAATAGAATCATTGACAAGGGGGCAGGATTTACAGCAGTCCAACAAGATTGGTGGAATGGAGCCTGGACCTATGAATATGACACCCATCAGTATTATACATCTTATAGTGGGACAATAATTCAAGTAGCACCAGCCTCTACACCTCTTACAATATCACATGCTGGAGCATTTACATTATATGTTAGATCAATGTTCCACGGATTTACAAGCGAATACCTACCTGTTTCTATCGGAGCAGGTGATGGTGTTTATTATGGATAATATATGAAGTTATCACCGACTCAACTCGAAAAGGTTCGTTATAGTGCTGAAGGCTGGACGAAGATACTCAACTTCAACTTTCAGCTAATGAACGATAGCCTGCTTTATGTAAATGCTCTACAAGATGTTAGTATTGTTGGACTGGCAGATAAGCAAGTGCTCAAATACTCAACAGGAGATAGTAAGTGGCACAACGTCAGTAGCGGTTTTCTAACTTCAACAACCACCACCTCTTAACAAAGTAAGTGTCGGTAAAAATCACGAGATTTATGAAGGATATTGTATGACCCAACTCACATCTGGATTAGAAACAGCAGATTATGGGACACCTGGTTGGAACACCATCTATAATAAAGATATGGAACTGATCAATGCGGTTCTTCTAAAGCTGTTGGCATTACGAGATGTGGTATCAACATCACCCTCCAATAATAGTGTCCCGACTTGGAGCTCGGCTTTGGTCAAGTTTGAACACAGGATCTACTGATGACCTATACAACACTTACACCATCAGGATTTAGAGTTATGTTGGATGGAGAGATTGATTTCCTAACCCATTATAACTACAACATTTCTCTACTTGATAGCACACTTCTCAAGCTTCATAATCTGTTGGATGTCAACTCAACAGGGATTGTCAATGGAAGTGTGCTTCGATGGGATGTTGGCACATCGAAATGGGTAATGTGGAAACCAGGAAAGAGTCCGCTATAATGGCTAACAAGTTCCCAATAGAAGTTTTCGAAAGACTTACAAGAATCGAAGATAAGATCGATTTTATCTGTTATATTTACAAGGCTGCTCTATGGGTATTCGGGTCAGTAGGGGCAGCCGTTGGAATAGTCGTAGTTAGTTTTCCGTGTTGGTGTTTATCTTTTGTAAAACACCTTCTTCTAATCAGTTAGAATAAAGGACGAGCCTTATGTCTATTGCGTTCAATCAAGTACAACTTGATGCCTTCCTTATTGCCAAACAGCGATATATAACTATTCGTTTTGGCACAATCCTCACACCCGCAATCCTTACAGGGACCTGTGATTGGGGTTGCTTTATAACCAAGGGAAATAATACCGCTCAGTTTGTGTCTTGGATTGCCAATGGACATCCTTATAACTTTGTGTGGGTAGCAACAACAGAAGATCAAACTTGTGCGTTCAATGAGAACACAGGACCAGTTGGGGCCACAGGACCTCAAGGCATTCAAGGTGAAACTGGGATAAGTGTTGGAGCTACTGGAATAGGAATCCAAGGGGCTACGGGGCTTACAGGTTCAAAGGGAGATACAGGTGTTCAAGGGCTACAAGGTAATACAGGAGTACAAGGCGGTATTGGACCAGTAGGATCCAAAGGTAATACTGGCTTACAAGGTCTTACCGGACTACAGGGTTCAAAGGGAGATACAGGTGTTCAAGGGCTACAAGGTAATACAGGAGTACAAGGCGGTATTGGACCAGTAGGATCCAAAGGTAATACTGGCTTACAAGGTCTTACCGGACTACAGGGTTCAAAGGGAGATACAGGTGTTCAAGGGCTACAAGGTAATACAGGAGTACAAGGCGGTATTGGACCTCAAGGTTCAACAGGAGTTAGAGGATCAACAGGACCACAAGGAGTAAAGGGTGATACAGGAAGTATTGGACAGCAAGGCTCTACGGGTGTTCAAGGTATTACTGGACTGGTTGGAAACACAGGAGCCCAAGGTAGTACAGGCGTACAAGGAACTACCGGTATATCAGGTTCCACAGGACCTCAGGGGACAAGTGGAACAATGGGGACCACTGGTTTACAAGGAGATCCAGGAAGTATTGGAGAGACTGGAATACAAGGTCTCCAAGGAAATCCAGGTAGCCAAGGAAGCACAGGAATACAGGGAGCTACTGGAACAGCAGGCATCCAAGGAAATACAGGATTGGATGGAGTTCAGGGACAAACAGGAGTAAGGGGTGAAACCGGTATACAAGGTTCTACTGGTATTGTTGGACCTGCTGGCACGACTGGTATTCAGGGTACTACTGGTGCTGATGGTGTCCAAGGTCAAACTGGCATACAAGGTCAAACAGGGGTAAAAGGAAATGATGGTAATACAGGAATCCAAGGAGCCACAGGAGTTCAAGGCACTACAGGACTTATTGGTGCGACTGGAACTTCTGGAACAAATGGTAATGATGGCTCCACAGGTATTCAAGGGACAACAGGAGTTGGTAGTCAGGGCACAACAGGAATCCAAGGTCAAACTGGCACACAAGGTCAAACAGGTATCCAAGGAATAACCGGTGCTGATGGTTATGTTGGTGCTGATGGACAAACAGGACCTCAAGGAATAACTGGTCTTCAAGGCCTTACGGGAGTTCAGGGTACCACTGGCACACAAGGGCTACAAGGCGATACTGGTCTCCAAGGGCAAACTGGTCTTCAAGGCACTACAGGAGTTCAGGGTACCACTGGCACACAAGGGCTACAAGGCGATACTGGTCTCCAAGGGCAAACTGGTCTTCAAGGCACTACAGGAGTTCAGGGTACCACTGGCACACAAGGGCTACAAGGCGATACTGGTCTCCAAGGGCAAACTGGTCTTCAAGGCACTACAGGAGTTCAAGGGCAAACAGGCATCCAAGGAGTAACAGGAACAGCAGGCGGAGCAACAGGATTACAAGGTGTAACCGGTGAGGCTGGCACAATCGGTATAGATGGTCAAACTGGGCTACAAGGAGTAACCGGTGTAAAGGGAACAACCGGTATTCAAGGTGTCACAGGAACATTTGGTGGAACTCTTTCATTACAAGCAGCATATAATGGTGGAAATACAATAGGATGTTCTGGTATTGCTGTCCAAATGTCAAGCACTAATGGTGCCAATATATTAGAAATCAACTATGGAAAGTATGTTCAGGACATTTTACATACCAATCAAAACCTCAATGGAACTAATCCACCAAATGGAATAACATTGGAGTTTGGAACAGATTTTTCTGGAAATACCCATCTAACAACACCAGTCAAACATGTCGCTTGTAGATTTAGATACACAATAGGTGGAACTCCATATTATACAAACTACATAAATTTTGATACTGGTGGTGTCATAACAGGAACCTATATAGATATTTATGGTGGTAGTTATTGCACCGATAGTGGAAACTGGTATATTTTATTTACAACTCCACCTGATGTATCAACCAATATTACTGCCGACTACACAAGCATATCCTATTTTGACCCAGTAGCAATAACAATCAACAACACTAATGGAGATTTAGGAAGTTGTTATGATATGAGAGGCACCGACGGCAACTGGTGGATAAAACCAGATGGAAGTGCTTCATTTACTTTAGTAAATGAAATAGAGGCAGGTGAAATTTGGGCAACTGCTGGTTGCCGTCTCATTTGGCAGGCACAGCAAAAATACTTTGCTGCCCACGGGGACTATGCGGTTACTCTAACTAACCTTGGGCCTGCCCCTGGAGACAATTTTATAGATGTTCTGCTTGCTGCGGGCAACAAGTATGGTTATCAATACACTTACGATTATAATCAAGGGTCTTGGACACTCGTAGCCGACCCTATTGTCCTCAATATCACAGGAATAAACTCATTTTATATAGACCAAGATAATATTATTCACTACAACTCAAGTGGTGCCGCAACCATTAGCAGCCCACTCTGGTTTGATTTAGATTATTCGAATGCTACGGGTGCTCAAGGTGCCACAGGTATTCAAGGGCAAACTGGTCTCCAAGGTTCAACTGGATTACAAGGTCCAACGGGTATTCAGGGTCTTACGGGTCTGCGGGGTGAAACTGGCTTACCAGGTTCCCAGGGACAAACTGGTATTGATGGTATTCCAGGAAATACGGGAATAGATGGTATTCAAGGTGAAACAGGCATACAAGGTAATACTGGTATTGATGGAGTTCCTGGAACAACTGGAATACAAGGAGTTACGGGACTTACAGGTGCAACAGGTATTCAAGGAGATCAGGGAAATACTGGAATCCAAGGACAAACTGGTCTTGGTATTCAAGGCGAGACTGGAATCGGGACCCAAGGAGTAACTGGTCTAATCGGTGAAACTGGTATTCAAGGAGTTCCAGGTGCGACAGGTGCAGCACCAGATAATCAAGGAACAACTGGTATTCAAGGTAGTACTGGTCTTCAAGGTGCCACTGGTATTGGATATGTTGGTAGTGATGGGCAGACTGGAATACAAGGAGTAACAGGTGCAGGAGTTCAAGGTGTAACAGGACTTCCTGGACCACAAGGCACCACAGGAACCGCTGGAACAATTGGTATAGATGGTGTAACTGGAATCCAAGGTGAAACTGGCATTCAAGGAGTAACAGGAACTGGAACTGCTGGTAGTGATGGTGCCACAGGTATTCAGGGTCTAACTGGTAGTCAAGGACTAACGGGTATTCAGGGTATTACAGGACCTGCTAACTTACAAGCTGCGTATGATGGTGGTCGTGATATTGCGATGACCGCAACTGGTATTGGTATCACACAATCAGGAACACAATCAGCAGTAAGTATTACGACAAGCAATACCACTTCACAAACTGCTGAACTGATTACATTATCTGGTAATCAAACTGGTCTATACATCAATAAGGCTAATACGGGAAATGCTGATGCTGCTTCTATTACAAATGCTGGCACAGGAAATGCCCTACTAATCACACAAAATGGTGAAGGGTATGGACTTCAAATCACAAGTGCCTCAACAACTGCCAATGCTGCCATATTCAAAGCAAGATATGGTCCAATCTGCCGTATGGATGCCGCTACGGGATACGCATTGAATGTTTATGACCTCAACTCTACTATTGAACCAAATACCAACTATGGATTATTCCGCTTATTGAAGAATGGAACAGGTGCCCAGCCCGCTGCCTATTGGTTCAATCAAGGCACTGGACCCTGTTTGAAGATTGCCCAAAATGGAAATGGCATCGCTATTGACTGCCAAAAGACCGCCACTGGTGCTGGCACAATAATCAACATTGTCAACTCTGGCATAGGTAAGGGAATAGTAATCAACCAAGTATCAACTGCTACAAATAGTGGTATAGCATTAGATATCGTCCAATCGGCAGCAGTGGGTGCTGTAACAATCCTGAAAAACTCCACAGGTGTTGGTGTCTTGATTGCTGCCACCGATAGCGGCACGGGTGGATGTATCACATTATCACAAGTTGGTTCGGCAAGTGCCATCGTAGTAAATCAAAGTCATACAGGAACTTCTAATACCATTGTTGTAAATAATAGTGGAGGGGCACCAGGATTAGTTTTGAATAATACAGCCACTACTAGTTCAGCATTGAGGATTTCAACCGCTATTACAATAGCAGCAAGCAACTCAACTGGAACAACAGGAGATATTTGTTGGAATGCCGATTATTTATATGTTTGTGTAGGAACTAATAACTGGAACAGATTTGCTAAATCTGCTTGGTAAATCTACCAGTAATAGGATTTCTGGATTTAGGATGGTATTTCATATGTTCAGTATGATTAGCACACAGAACAAGACTTTCAAGCCGATTGTCGGTCTTGATATGATTGATGTGATGGACCTCTTCCTCTTCGGTGAGGTAGCGTCCAAGATGTGCCTCCATAACGAGAATGTGTTCCCTAACATAACCAAGATAATCGGTATTAGGATGCGTAGGATTATGAACAATGATATACCCAAGTTTAGACCCTCGTCCCTCTTTACATTGATGTCTTCCACCTTGCCAGTGCCAATGATTGGAACCAGACATAATCTCACTTTGAGTTCGTGCCGTGATATCAAAACGCTTGAAGAGGATGGAAACTTGTGCTTGGGTCGTATGAAGTTGTTCAGCAATAAGTCTTTGAGAAAGTCCTTGATTGTAAAGGTCTTGAATAACTTCTTTCGTAAGGTCTTTTCGTGGTGCGGGCATAAATGCCTCCTTTCTATAAATGAACCAGATGTTATCATATATAAGAACATTCCTGGATTTGACACGAAGGAAACCAAATGATTATCAACACACAAGAAGAGTTCATTCAAGCAGGTATGAATAAGGCACCAATCATTGAGTTGATGTCTGGAACATACTATGTTGTGGATTATGACATAGACTGGGCACTAAAACTGATAATGAATGCTGGTGCTACTTTGATTAGTATAAATGTCAAGGTAGGTGGAATACCAAGGGAAGACTTCACCCATACTTGTGAAGAAGGTGTGAGTATTGGATACTTCAATAGGTATGAAGACCCAGTGGGTGAAGTATAATGGCTATACCTCAAATAGATAACATCATAGCCGCCTGGGACTTCACAAGACTGGCAGTAGGAGATGTAGTATTGGATGTTTCTGGTAATGGAAATCACCTTACTCATAGTGATAATCTTTATCTACTACGATTGGGTAAGATAGCAAGACACTATGATAATCCAGTAATCTATGTGGGGAATGGAGTGAGTGTCTCGGGAAATGCTTTTCGTATTGCCCGAACCTCATTCAGCCATAATCTATCACAGGTTAGTTGGAGTATGGCGGGTTGGTTTAGTAGTGGAAGTCAATATCAGTATGATGGCTGGTATGGTATCTCACATTGGCAGAGTTGGACCAATATCGGTATGATAGTTGATGTGACAAGCCAGGAAAAGCCACGGGACAAGATTGATTTTAGGACTTGGGATACATCTGGCAATACACATATGCTTCAAAGTTCAGTAGTAAATACTGGTGTTGGATGGTATCATTTAGGCATCACATATAATCATTCAACAAAAGAAAAAATCACCTACTTCAATGGAAATGTTATAGCACAGGGAACAGCCACGCATAATGCGGATATAAGATGGACAGGTGATTATATAACTATACCTGGTATGGCAGGTAATGCCACTAACGCACCATATATAGGTGGTTTAGATACTCAAATAATCACAAATGATGTAATGACACAAGCAGATTTTGATGTTTTATATGCCGCTGGTGTTGGTATTGGTTATCAATGGAACGAGTTTGGTAGCAAAATCCAAATCAACGCTGGGGTAGGAACAGGCTATGGCACGAAAATCCAGATAAATAACACAGATGCTTCGACAGGAATAGGTAAAGACATAGAGGTTATATAATATAATGTCTAAAAAATCATTAGAGGCCTACAACAATGTCGATTATAAACAAGTCTGGATTGATGCCAATGGACCAATACCCAAAAACTGGGTCGTCCATCACTTGGACCATTGTAAGACCCATAATAACATAAACAACCTTATGGCTATGTCTCGTGGGCTTCATATTATTTATCATAGAATAGCCCGATTTTTATCATTACAGGACCTATTTAGATTAGCCGACGGGCTGATGAAATATGTAATAGCCGAACAAAAGAAGAACGACAAGGATGGAAATGGGGTTGTATGACTATTTCAGCATCTAATGCCTTCGGTTTCGAGGAGGTCATCTCTACAAGATTTGACTCAATAGGCTCCAATGATCTCACCCCATACTTCGAGAATGGCCGAAGACCAGGTAAGCACAACTATGGGCTGAACGTAGTTGCCAATCAGTTCTTGGCAGGTGGGCACTTATCAACCAGAGTACAGAATGACGACATCAATCTTCCTATATTGAGTGCGTTTTTCTGGTTCAATAGTGATCTTCCATTGACAATCAATACTCTGTTGGCACATAAAAGGTGGGGACAACCAATATGGTCGATAGAGATTGTCGATGGTAAGTTGGTATTCGAAACCAGTGATGGTAATATGTGCCATTGGCTCGAAACAGCAGAACCAAGTGTCGGAGTAGATCACTTTGTAGGGATTTCACTAAACATTGCTACAAAGCAAAAGTTGCTTTATTTTGATGGTGCGATCATTGACACAGCGATTGCTCCACATAATGCCATCCCAACTGACCCCGTCGGCATTTCATTTGGGACCTTGGTTGATGGTGGAAGACCCTTTGATGGAATGATAGATAGTGCCGTGATTGTTCCTTACATTCTTACATCAGACCAGTGGGATGAAGTTTATGATAATGGAGCTGGAAGAGACATCAGTTATTTCCTTCCAAAGATCACGAGAAACACCCCGTTTTTCCTTCTAAAACGTGAGAAAATAGAGTTAATGGAGCATTCATACCTCAAGCCGATTGAACGAGAAGAAATACCTCAACTCGAGGAGTAAACAGGCCCAGTGGTCATTTTAGATAGAGAACAAGTCTCTGTGTTGGAGGAGTAAATGTACGAACGAATATTCAAACTTTCTGGGGAACGCTTTCCTTTACTTGGAAGCATTGTCAATCCAAGAGCCACAAATGAGGTGGTTGTCCTATCGAGCTCTTCTGTCTCTGCCAAAGATAATACGGGTGCCGATGTCTCAACAACACTTTTAGATCAAACAACAAAGGCTGTCGTTGATCACCCTATTCGTGATGATGGGCAGGATAGTTGCCTCTCGATTAGGGTCAGAGCAGGTACAACAGCCAAATCTCCTTATATTATAACTTTCACCTTGGCAACTAATCAAGCTAACATTTATCAAGTTGGTTGCCAGTTAGTAGTAAAAACCTAAATATCACCTCCTGTCAATAGTAGGGCTTCGTTATTGGAGCCCTATTATTTTGTAAAGATTTTTGGTGTCAAATGTTAGATAACAATGATACACATAGCATGAGCACAGATATTGAAAATCCTTGTATTAGATGTAAAACAAAACTGACTGAATGGAATGAGAAACTCAATAAGCCTTATTCAAAGTGCCCAGATTGTCGGCAACTTGATCTTGCCTATGGAAGAAAGATTCGTGCTCGTTATAGACAAGAAGGTAGGTGCTATTGTGGTAGGCAGGTAGCACAAGGCACGATTTGCCAAGATTGTAGAGACGACAGAACGAAGTATAACCACAGATGAAAAATACAGCAGTTAGAAAAGATTTAGACAGGAACGCAGCGGCAAATGCCCTACAACAGATACACTCTCTTCCACAACATCGAAAACAATATCAAAGGGATCATAACTACTTCAAAAGACATCCAGAGTTGAAGCCCGATTGTTGCCCTAAATGTGGAAACACAGAAGATATGACCTTTCATCACCATATCTACGACGGATCGAGAGAAGGGGAATGGGTATGTCGTGATTGCCACGATAAGGAACATGGCTTTACCCCTCAACAAAGACCATATTCACCTCTACAAACAAAACAAGTAATCGAGGAGAGTGGATTTAGTGAATGTGTAAAGAAGTATGAAAAGCATGTGTGTAGGTTTATAAAGTCTCATGTTCGTGATCAACAAGCATCAGAAGAACTTACACAGGATGTACTTATTGCGTTTTGGCAAAATCAGGTGAAGACAGGTTGGCAGGCTGAACTATCGTTGCCCTCTTATCTGTTTGGTATAGCAGAATATAAAATAAAAGACCACTATAAAGCTATTGTGAAGGGAGAAAAGCAGGTTGAGGCAGAAAGAGATTTAGATAAGTGGATGGGTAATCCATTGACCCACACCCCTCGTGTAGTAGGTCCTTATGATTATGCCTACCTCAATGAGAAGTATGGTGGTGAGACAGGACTGGCACTTGGATTTGATAAGAGGGCTTATGTCGAACAGCCGCTAAATCCAACTGGAATACAAGGTCCCAGTGATATAAACAGCACCCAATCGGGCCCAGTGATATAAGGAGTAAGATATGAAGCGACTGACATGTAAGTTTTGTAATATAGAGTTTGATGATGATTTTTCAGGTGAAGTAATGTTGTATGATGCCAACATTTGTTGGACAGGGCATGAAGGTTGGTGGTATT